TTAAATATACGTCGATTAATTTGGACAAACCACATTATGATGTATGGATAGATGATAAAGCAGTAAATGTTATTAACCTGAACTGCTCACTACGATGGTAGTTGAGCCAAACACAGTTTTATTTCACCCAAAGAGGCAACAAAATATTTTACTATTAATGGTAAATCGTTTTCCAAATAAATTTCTAAAACACTGCACAAATTTGTACATTTAATAAAATATGATAAATTCTTCAATGAAAACATTCCTTGAATAATTTTTTTACTATCTTTTTGTTCCTTTATTTCCATTGTCCCCTCTGTAGCAGTTCTAGAAATTTCAACTTGCGCAAAAGCCCCATTACATTTAAAAATCAATTCGTTGTCGACCGATCTGATTTCTAATTTGTCACTAAGAGGACTAAGATCTCTAATGATTTTCTGAAAATCAGACGAAGGAAGATTTATTACAGATGAAAATTTTATAGCTGGTATTGCCAATTCTTCTCCATCTGGTTCAATCAAACGCAGTTTTTGAGTTTTACATTGTTTTATATCACCATTTTCGAATTTTAAACCCAAATAGGTTGTAATACCCTCATTGTAATCATTCTTTTCAATGTATATGGTCAACGTGTCATCATTATCAATAGTATTAATCAACTTGAATAAATGAAACATATTCACTCCGATGATTATTTTTTCACAGCCAATGTGATAATGTTCAAAATTTTCAGCTTTCAAATGTAAATGTGCCAAAATAGTGTGCGATTTATCCATATTTATTATACGCAATCCATCTTTATGAAATGAAATATTTGTTTCTATCAAGATGTCCTTTAATGCGGTCATTAGTGTTCTGAATGGTGCTATTTGAACTGTTTTTATTGTCAAAATGTTTTTATCGTCCGAATCATTGAAACTAGACATATATTTATCTTTTTTAATAGGCTTTAAATAAATTATTAACAATAACATATTTTATTGTTTTGTGTTTTTTTGACTTTTTAACTTTTCACTTTTTGTGTTATTCCTATGTAATGTAAAATATGCTTTCTTGAAAAGGCATCTAGTTTTTTAATGTTTTTCATCGCTGGGTCACTGAACAATAAATCATCAAATGCGTTGATTAGAACATCTATTCTACTTTGTATGCTCCTTATACTTTTCTTTTCAGCATTATTGATTACGCCTTTATCTTCTAGTCTATTTATGTCTGTTTTCAACCTAGCCTTTAGCGTGCTTTCTTCGATAACAGCATTTTCAAATGCATTTTTCAAAACTGGTTTAAATTTATTTGAGTTCTTTTGCAGTTTTTCAACAATTGCGTCGATTTGTTGATCTCGTGTTGGATGAATTATTGTGTTTATACCAAATTTTTTAGATATTTTTCTAATTAGCCCACCCTGAAAAGCGTGAAATGCAACCTCTTGTGGGATAGTCATTATAAATTTAGATTTGTATTTATCATCCAAAATGCGCATATTTTCACGCTTGATTTTGTTTATTTTTGATCTAACAAACAACAAGTCGTAAGATAAGTCTTCAAGTTCACGACGATCGCATACACACATATAAAAATTGTCGTTTTCTCTGTCCTGTATATATTTCAACTTTATTGATGCTATATTGAATTTTAGTTCTTTTTCAAGTTCTTTTAACAATGTTAAATCATTTGTAACATCATGAAAAACCATATTATGTATTGGTCTAGCTCTATAAGGGGAAAGGTTTTGGGCTGCATTATATGGATTACCATTGTTTAATCTTCTAACTGTTCTTAATCCATCAACTTGGTAAATAGAATTATTAACATCATTACCACTCATTGCATTAATATTGTTAGTAATATATTTTAAAACTATTTCAATTTTAAATAAATTTACAATACACTTTTACAAAGTGAATCGTGTGAAGTTAAAATTGAAAAAAATGTATTTAATAATATTCATATATATATAATCAATGACTCAAAAATATACTTTTGATGGTTTGAAACAATATTTAAAGTATCATTTGTATTTGAAATCAAAAGCCAAAGAAAATGAATTGGAGATTCGTTTTGGAACAAATAAAGCCACTAGAATATCTAAAATACAATACGATAACACAATCAGTTTCCTGAAATCACATAATTTTACTTCAAAAAATGAGATGGGTACATATACTTTGAAAGTATTAGGAAACGAAGGGCCATTGCGTGCAGAAATATTTGATATGCATTACATCCGCGAATACTGTATATCAAACAGCATTGAAAAAGTAATGACCGAATCCCCATCGAATGTTACTTTTACAAGTAAAAACCCCGTAATATTCAATGAAGAAACACAAGAAGAAGTACCACAATACATTAACAAAGAGTATAACTTCAAGATTGGGTATAACCTAGAAAAAACTAAATCTCATGACGAACCTGAAGTGGCATCATTTATTATGAATACACCGTCTAAGATGTACAGATACATTAACAGAATATCATATACCCATCCAGATTATCCATTGATAATTGATTTCAGTATTGTAAAAGTAAAGCAGGCTAACAATAACAAATCAATACAAGAGAGCGACTTATTTAATGTACCAGAAGTTTATGAAATAGAAATAGAACTGGATAATGAAAAATGTTTAAATGGTGGGTTTAATCCAGATGATTTGTACAGTAAAGTGCAAAAGGTCATAACAAATGTTCTTTGTGGTATTCAAAACACATTTTATCCAATCAAACAATCCGAACGAACAGCAATATTGGACGATTATACAACTTTAATGAAAATGAAGTACTCGCAGTTTTGTGGTCCTTCGTCATTAACTCTACAATTGGAACATTTATACAAAGAAAATATCGACAATATTCTTACTAATTATACCGTTACCGATAAAGCAGATGGCATTAGAAAACTTTTGTACATAACTAGTACAGGAAAAATGTTCTTCATCACAACCAACCTAGAAGTACAATATTGTGGACTTTCAATAACTAATCCTGAAATATTTGATACTCTGATTGATGGGGAACATATATTGTACGATAAAAATGAAAACTTCATCAACGTTTACGCTGCATTTGATTGTTATGTTGTAAAAGAAGAATCGAAAGTAGATCTGCCTTTATTCAAGACAAATAAAGATAGTGCCGAAGGAAGATATATGGAGCTTAAGAAAGTAGTCCAAACTATTCGTACTAGTTCCTCAAACCCAAATTTACTTACAGTGGTTTGTAAAAAGTTCAATGTTGTAAATGAAAAAACAACAATATTTGAAGAGTGTAATAATTTGTTCAAATCAATAAAACATGATGAAAAATATAACTACAACACAGACGGACTCATTTTCACTCCTACTAACCTCGCTGTTGGATCTAAAAGTCCAGGCGACGCGGCGCCACCAGCACAGAAAATGACGTGGTCGAAATCATTCAAATGGAAACCCCCTGAATACAATACTATTGACTTCTTAGTTACCTATCCAAGGGACAATGCAAATACTTATTATATTGAGAACGGAGAAACTAAAAAATACAAGATTATCAATTTAAGAGTAGGATTCAGTAACAAACGTCATGGCCATTTAAATCCTTTCAAAGATGTTATTGATGGAAAATTTAAAAAAGACGGCAATGACGAAGACTATAGTCCAGCGCTCTTTTATCCAACAAACCCATATGATTCAGAAACACATATTTGTCATATTCCATTGATAATTGACGAATATGGTAACGAACAACTCTTTACTGAGAATAATGAAATATTTTCAGACAATATGATCGTCGAATTCAAATACATGAAAGCAAGCGAGAAGTATAAAGGGTGGGTACCATTAAAAGTAAGGTACGATAAAACATTAGATCTTCGAACGAGTGGTAAAAATTTTGGAAACGCTTATCACGTTGCAAACAGCAATTGGCATAGCATTCACAGACCAGTAACAGAAGATATTTTAACAAGTGGTATTTTACTTAAACCAGAAGATGAAGACATTTACTACAATAAATACAAAAAATCAAAAACTACATCAGGAATGCGTTATTTTCATAACAAAATAAAAGCGTTCTTAATTGAATATGCTAGTAGTTTCGAATCCACTACCTTGCTGGATATGGCAGTCGGAAAAGGAGGAGATATTCGCAAATGGTATTACAATGAAAAGATAACCTTTGTACTAGGTATTGATATATCAAAAGACAACATAGAAAATAAAATAGATGGTGCATGTAAACGATATATTGAAGAACAAAAATCCAAACCATCCAAAATCCAGGCTATATTTTTAACAGGAGACTTGTCTAAAAATATTAAAAACGGAGAAGCATATAATAATACACAGACTATTGCAATCAGTGATGGGATTTTTGGAAAAGGTTCCAAGAACATCGATGCAATAGGTAAAGTAGCTTTTGAAAACTACGGGACAGCAGCCAAAGGATTCAATGTGGTGTCTTGTCAGTTCGCTTTACACTACTTCTTCAAAGACAAGGCTACTTTCAAGAATTTTATGATAAATTTGGTTGAATGCACTGCATTGAATGGTTTATTCATAGGCACCTGTTATGATGGAAAAACAGTATTTGACTTGATCAAAAAAGAGAATTATACAAGTTATGAGGGTGAAGAACTTTTACTAAGCATTGTAAAAAAATATGATCAAGAAACATATCCAAATGATTCAAAATGTTTAGGATATGCAATCGAAATATTTCAAGAAAGTATCAACAAACCAATTACAGAATACCTTGTAAATTTCGAGTTCTTCATCAGAATTATGGAAAACTATGGCTTTGTTTTAGAAAAACCGGTTCCAAATGATCACTTCGATAATCCAGTGGATTCTTTCAAAAATTTACACAAAAAAATGAACAAATCGAGGAAAAAAATGTTTGAATTATCAAACAGTGAGCAACAAATTAGTTTTTTGAACAAATATTTCATTTTTAAAAAAGTGCGAACAGTAAATATAGAAGAAGTAATGTGGGACGAAGAGGAAATATATGAGACGGATATTCCACTCCCTCTTCCTGTACCCCAGAAAGCAACCAAGATAAAATTAAAAATTAAAAAGTAATTTACCACCCGAGTTTATTAGTCGCAATCTTTTGCAGAATATCAATATCGTATGTCCGGGTAGCTTCTGCCAATAAGCGTAGTTCAAATGTTAAATCCCCATCACAATACGGCATAAAAATATCATTCATATTATCTATTCCCAATCCGACATTTACCCCTGCATCTAATAATACCTTTAAAGGTGCAATCGAATTATGAATTGGTGCGTATATTTCAGGAGACTGTTTCATGGAAATGGCAGCAGATGGACACACAATTACTCCCACGTCCAATGAAGCTAATCGTCTAGCTACCCTCTCTTGTTCGGTTAATGGTTGACACGCAAGACTAATAGAATGAACTGTTCGCGCTTTTCCACAATAATCATATTTTTCAACAAAATCGCAAAATAAATTGGTCTCGTTTTCTGATGGTATGTTACATTGATCTAAATGTGCTTCAACATCTTTACCTAAACGTTTAGCCGTAGTAAAAGCAATATCTAAATGCTCAGCTGATTTTTCATAATCTCTACTAGGCAAACATCCAACAATATCACATATCTCTGCTGCTTCTTCAAAAAGTTTGATATTA